GATGGCAGGAATAAAAGTTATTAAGATTGCAACCGGCCCATTGAAAGGTGCAGGCATGACAGGAACCGCTATCACTGCCGACATGGTGGCATCAGTACAGGCTAAAGTAGATCAATTGCAGGAAGGTTTTAGTAATGCTGTTGAACGATCAAGACCTAATGCAGATATGCAAGACGGTTCTGAAGCCCGCAGCGGTCAGAGTTTCTTTCAGGCAGATGCGGAAAGGCTAGGATTAAGCGATGGCATTAAGTCAATGGAAGAAGTTTTTTCCTTCTTAGACCAAGGAAGTCAGGCTGCAAGATTACGCAGAACTATATAATTTGCTTATATGATTTGCATTATACATAAATAAAACTTATACTAACAAAGATGCTTGTTGCCGTTAAAGAGCGGCCAACGGCAATAAGAACAAAACAACATAACTCAAAAATTTGAGGCTATCATGACACCGGTGTGTCTAGATGGCCTTTTTTTATGGAGACAAAAAACATGGATAAGATCCAATTAAAACAAGATGAAATCAAGGCCCTCATGGTAGAGCTTGAGAACATCGAGCAAGGCACAGAAGATTTCTCTTCTAAGCTTTCACAAGTTGAAGCGGCTAAACTTAGCCTCGATTCAATTAAACAAGAGCAAGAAAGATTCGCAGCGGTTCAAGCCTCTTTGAGTTCTTTCTCTGCACCTAAAGCAGTACAGGCAGGGCCGGCAAAAGGCGCGATTGTACAAGAGGGATTTGTTAATGATCCTAAGTTTGGCTTTAGTAATGGCGGTGAGTTCTTACAGTCAATCTTTAAGAATGGCAGCGACTTTTCCCAAGATAAGCGTCTTTCTGGTATTGCAGACATTATGCAAACTGCCGGCGCTCATACTTCAATCGCTGACGGTCTAATGATTCCTAGTGAATTTGCAGAAGGTCTATTGATCAATGAGTCAGGTATTTCTGATGATTGGGTCGGCAAGATGAACACTGAGCAGACTTCTAGTAATAGCAAGACTTTCAAAAGAAGTGCTGCAAATACTACTGGTGGATCTGTTGGTCTAACTGCTTCACGTATTGCTGAAAATACACAGATGTCATCAACTAAAGAAGTGTTCGAGACTACTACTCTTCCACTTGCTAAGTTATATGCTTACTCTGATGTTACTGAAGAAGATCTGAATGATATTCCTTGGCTAACTGGACACCTAGCAACTCAAGCACCTAAAGTTATCCGCGCAAAGTTTGCCGGTGAATTACTTAATGGTACTGGCGTTGGTGAAGCACTTGGTATGTTCAATACCAACAATGCTAATAAAATCAGCGTTACTCGTAACACTGCATCTAATGTTAAGTCTGAAGACATCGCAGCAATGTACGCTCGCGCTGTTGTTGATTCCGGTTCATTCTGGTTAATCAATCGTGATGTTATGGCTAAGTTGCCGCTTATGACTGTTGGTGATACTCCTATCACTTGGGAGCCTTATTTCCGTAACGGTATGATTGGACTAATGAATGGCCTACCAGTATATCAGTCTGAAGATTGTTCAGTTCTTGGTACTGCCGGTGATGTTAGATTGGTTACTCCTTCTGGCTATAGATGCCTCGAAAAGGTTGGCGGTTCTCAATTCGCTAGCTCTATTCACGTTCGATTCGATTATGACTCAACTGCATTCCGTTGGACTCACCGTATTAACGGCATTCCTTGGTGTAATGATGTTTATACTCCTCGTAACGGTGCAACTTTGTCGCCATTTGTTCAACTTGGTTCAGCCTAATAATTAAAGGAGATATATCATGAATGTATCATCAAACGCAACTGACTTAGTGTCAGTACAAGGAATCATTGAGCCGGTTGCCGGTGCAGCAGCTTATAGCACTGGTTATATTTATGCCGGTGACGCTAACGCATGGGAAGCCATTATCACAGCGGGAACAGTTGGAACTTCAGTAGATGCTAAGATTGAGCAAGCTTCTGACAGCTCAGGAACTGGCGTAAAGGATCTAAGCGGATCTGATATTACTCAGTTAGTAGCTGCCGGTTCTGCCTTGATTCAATTCAAGCCTGCTGACCTGGATACCGCTAATGATTTCACTCACGTGAGATTAACTATTACAACTGTAGGCGCTACTTCCGTTGCAGCCGGTGTACTTCAAGGGGCTTGTGTTGCACATGCTCCTCTTGCAGCCGGTGCGAAAGTTGACGAAACAGTAACTGTATAATTAAGAGGTTATAATAATGGGTTTAGTAACAACAGTAGAACCGGCCGAAGAACCAGTCACGCTCGCTGAAGCATCATTGTTTATGCGATATACTGGAAGCCTACAAAATGCTGTTGTTACTGCCCTTATTGTAGCAGCTCGCAAGGACGTGGAATCATGGACTAATAAAACTATGGTTACCACGACTTACGAATATTACACAAATGACTTATGTGATGAGATATTAATACCGACCGGTACAATTCAATCTATTACATCAATCACTTATCAAGATTCAGACGATGCAACACAGACTTTAGCTAGCACTTTGTATAAGTTAGATAATAAGAGCATACAGAATAAAGTGTTTAGAGATCCATTAGAGACATACCCAGAGGTATTGGTGCAGCCCAACGCGGTTAAGATTACATTTGATGCGGGATTTGGCGCAGCATCAGCAGTACCGGAGAATTTAAAAACAGTTATTAAGATGAGAGTTGCGGAACTATTTGAGCATAGAGAAGCAAATACCACGGCATCAAGACAGCCAAACGAAGCAATGATGGCGATACTTTCACCATCAGCAGATTATAGGTTTTAAATTATGGAAGCGGGCAAGCTATTCCAAGAAGTCACGATAGAGCAGCGAGGCGAGACTATAAATAGCATCGGTGAGTCTGTTGCTAGTTGGTCTACTTATGCCGCTACATATGCCGAAGTAGTCAACAAGAGCGGGCGGGATATTCTTATCGCTGATCAAGTCAATGGGATATTTGACACCACTTTTAAAATCAGATATGATGCCGGCATCCGCTCAAGTATGAGAATATTACACCGCTCAAGATATTACAATATTGTCCATTGGTCAGAAGTTGATGACCGTATGGAAGAGATACACGTATTTTGTAAGAGACAGGAGGATTCTACCAATGGCTGAGGATAATTTTTTTAAGGTGAATGGTGCAAAGCAACTAGGCAAGGAATTAAAAGAACTTTCTAGGACTATGCAGAGCAAGATACTTAGACCTGGTATGCGTCAAGGTGCGGCAGTTATTAGAAAGGCAGCTAGAGAACTTGCCCCGAAAGATACCGGCATGTTAAAGAAAAATATTAAGTCTAAAGTGTACACTAAGAAGCAAGGCGGCAAAGGTGTTGTTGCTCGTATCGGTGTCTTAGGCGATGCCGGTTATAACAACCAAGATCCACCTAGACCGATTGCATTATATGGTTATGCACAGAATCAAAAGACCCACTTTCTGGATGATGCCTTAACCCTTGCCGAAGCTCCTGCAATGTATAAGCTACTCTCAACTACTCAACAAAAGATGGACGCTTTTCACGCATCAAAAGGCGATCCAGGAAAGGCTAAATAATGAGAGAGCAATTATATTATTATCTTCAAAACTATGCCGGCTTAACAGCTTTGATAGGCGCTCGCATATATCCGCAGCGCGTACCAACTGGCGCAGCTTTGCCCGCTGTAGACTTCTCTTTTAGTGGCCGTACTCCTGAGTATGATCAAGATGGGTTAGACGGTGAGAATGAGGTAACTGTAGATTTTAGCTGTAACGCTGATACCCTTGGCGAGGCGGTGACAATTGCGGCCCAATTATACGCAGCAATGGACATTCAGATGCAAGCCTTTGGTGAGGCGGGAAATACAGTTTATTTATACTCAACTACACTTCAAGCTGAGTTTGACAATTTCGATTTATTTGATGGGTCAGAGGATGGCGCACGAATAGTAACACAAACCTATACAATAAGATATAAATAAGGAGCCGACCTATGTCAGGCACAGGAACAGTCGAAGGACAAGGAATTACGGTTGCTTTTGCGGCCCTATCATTAACTCTGAACTTGCTTGATATTAGCATGGATGGCGTGAGCGTTTCAGATATTAATTGCAGCGACCAAAGCACCACAGGCGGTGAGGAATATGTTGGATCAACATTAACTGAAGGCGGAACTTATACAGTCAACCTTAACTGGAATATGATGGATCAGGCCGCACTAATGGCCGCTGTTGGTACTACCGACACAATAACCTTTACTTATCCTAAAGCTACAGCAGGCGATACAACTGCGCCAAGTGATGCATTTAGCGGTTATATAAACAGCGTCACCAAGACAGGCGCGAAAGGCGATCTATTTAAGGGTACTATTACCTTCAAGATTGCGGGAACTATTACAACAGTTAGTGAAGCAGCATAATTAAAACGGGGCAAGCAAGCCATGCAATTTAATAATATTAGTGATTATGAAAAGATGTTGATGGATAACGTCACAAAAGTTGAAGTAGGTGAGAAGGTCTTTTATCTAAGGATCACCGGCCCGCTAA